GGCAAAGGTGAGCTATACAGGCCAAGGAGCTCAGTCTAATATTTTTTTTTTTTTTATATACACTCAGGACAGGACCCCCAGGCTGGGGGATATAGCTGACCGGGACCACCCGGCAAGATGCCCACCATGCACTGTTTGGCAACTTGGGGAAGTTCACTTGAGTTTGCTGGCAGTTTGCTGGTACTTGGGGTCATTGGCTTTGCCCCAGCGCTACACCAAACCTGTTGACCGCGCGCGCCGGGTGTGGTATCGTGTTGGGGTTAGGGCAATTGCGCCCACAGGCCACCGGGCGGCCGTTCCAACCTACCCCGCCCAACAAGGAGACTACCATGCAAACCAACCAGGTTACCAAGGACCAACTCACCCGTTGGGTCGCAGCACTCATCACCACAGTCGATGATTGCGGCTCGGCACCCGCCGGCGTCCTGTACGCCGGGTTCCAGACCGATGGGATGCCCCATGATAACTTCACCCACATCCTGGGTGTGTTGGTCCAGGGTGGGATCATCAAGGTCCAGTCCAACATCGTCACCCTCACCGCCGAAGGTCGGGTGAAGGCCAACGAGTTGAACGCCGCCATCGCCAAGGCAAAAGGATAAGGAGACCAGACATGACCACGCACTCCATCGACCAGTACTTACGCCCCACCACCGTTGCTGAGATCATCGCCGACCTGGTGGATCAATACTCCCGGGACGGCTTGGGCCAGGCTGAAGTCAACAGCCTCTCCGAACACATCGACGAGCAAATGGCCCAGTTGGTCGATCTCGTTGGCCTTCCCGATGCGCTTCGCCTTGTGACCTCGACGGTCCCCCGGGCCTAGACCCCACCACAGAGTGCATCTTCGGGTGCACTCGATGGTGGCGCTTAGGTCACCGGAACGGGGCTTGGCCCAAGGGCTTGACCCCATAGCCTGGAGAAACACACAATGGCTAACAAGATCGAACTCGCCCACGTTGAGTTGGGTATCCGCACGGTTGACACCCCCAGCCCGGGGCGCATCCCCGACAGGCTGTCCGAAGCCACGATGACCTTGCTTCAGGTCCACGCGGCCAACGGTGACCTGGCTTGGGTCGGGGACATGTGCAATGAGCTGGAACACGGGATCGTCCCGCTCGATGCGGAAGAGAAGGCTGCATCTTCCGGTGCGGACAACATGTTCTACATCGACTCAGCGCGGGCCATTGGCAAGGTCGTGGAAGACGGCAACTGGACCGAGCCAGTCGACCCCGACAACGGGGAGCCTGGCACCGACGTGTTCGCGGCTCTTGCCATGGGCTACGCGCACGCAGTCGAACGCATGGTGGAAGAAAAGATGAACCCGAAGACCTGGGACATCTATTGCTTCGAATATGCGATCGAAACCTATTGCCACAATACAGTCGAAAAGTGGTAGCAAGGACCGGGGGCGGTAGGCCACGCGCTTGCCGCCCCCACCTTCCGAAGGGAGCCTTGAGTACAATGCCCAGACCTAAGATCACCCGTCAAGCCGAGCGCCTGCGGGTATTCCACTACATCAAGGAATATCGCAGGATGTGTGCGGGCCAGGACCCAAGCAATCGCGAGATCGCTGAATGGGTCGGCATCTCCGAAGGCCTCGCGCAGGACCACGTCAACGGGCTCCAGGGCGCCACGGGCCTCGGCGAGATCAAGCGTTCGCGGAAGGGCCTGCTCAAGTCCCCGCGAGAGAACGACGCCAACCTCGTCGAGGTGGATACATTCATCCAGGACCACGGCGGAAACAGGAGACTATAGGAGACCCATGATGGAACACACCAAAATCTCATGCCACCAGGATGGCACTTTGCGCATCGGCCTGTCCGACAAGGACTACAGCTTGCTCGGCAAGCCCGCGCGGATCAACGTCAGCCTTGGCGAAGAGAGCCTGTATCTCTCCGCCGTCCCGGAAAACGACAGCAGGTCCGGATGGGGCCTCAGCGATCGCCTTGGTCGCCCGTTCCTCCAGATCACATCCGGTTTCACCTGCGATCGCCCCTTCAGCGGCGAACAGGTCAACACCCAGTGGTTCGACCGCACCCGCAAACTAGAGATCAAGCCGCATGAGGGTGTGACCTTCATCAAGCGCAATGGCCGCACCCCTGAGCACACCAGGGCACAAGCCATGCCACGCCGCCCCAGGGTCTCGTCCGAACTTGACGGCTTGAAAGCGGCAGTCCAGACCATCAACAAGGCTGTCGCCACCGGCACCGCCAAGGCATTCATGCAGTCTGGGCGCTTGGTTGTCGAGGCCACAACCGTCACACGCCTGGACTAGGAAGCCCGGAGCCCAGCACAGAGGGGGAGGCCGCGCGCTTCCCCCTCGATGGTGGCCTTCCGCCACTAGGGGCACAGCCCCTCTTCAAGGAGACTGACCAATGACCATCTGGTTCCAAAACCCCGGCGAGCTCGACATTCGAGGCGCCACCATCATGGGCCTGCACGCCAAGGAGGGGGACCACCCCGTGGGCTTCTTCGGCACTGGGCTCAAGTACGCCATCGCTGTGCTGCTCCGCACCGGCCATGAGGTGGTGATCCACTCGGGCGAGACCGAGTACAGCTTCACCACCATCCAGGAGTCTTTCCGCAATGAGCAAGTGGACCTGATCTGCATGCAGCAGGACCAGGAGCCCCTCCGCGAGCTGGGCTTCACCACAGACCTCGGCAAGAACTGGGAGGTCTGGCAAGCCTACCGTGAACTCCGTAGCAACGCCCAGGACGAGGGCGGCCGGGTCGAGACTGGCGCGCCCGCGCCCACTAAGGGCACCACCCTCATCGCTGTCACGGGCACTGGCATCCAGACCGCGCACGCCAAGCGCGCGGACTACTTCATCGAGTCCTCGCCCATGCTGGACCTGTCCACCGTCCACGTCCACAAACAGCCGGGGCTCGCCATGTTCTACCGTGGCATCAACGTAGGCCCGCATGGGAAGATCGGGCTGTTCACCTACAACATGATCGCCAACGGGCGCCTCACCGAGGACCGTACCATGGCCAACACCTGGCAGTTCGGGCGCGCAATCGGCGAGGGGCTGGCCCAGTACTGCGAGGACGAACGCTTCCTGCGCAAGGTCCTGACCGCCCCCAGGGACAGCTTCGAGGCTGGGTGCATCCTGTTCGACACTGCCGATTCCACCGACGAGTTCATCGCCCTCGTTACCAAGCTGGGCAAGCAAGGCCGGCTCACCAACCAGTCTGCCAAGAGCATGGTCGAGCGTGAGGTGGCTGAGACCCTTGACCCCGAGGCCTGCAAGCTCACCGCCACGGAACTCACCCAGCTCAAGCGCGCCAAGGACTTCTGCAACTTCGGGGGCTTCCCTGTGCAGAACTACCCCATCATCCCCGTCGAGGTCCTGCCCGGCGGCGCGCTGGGCTTGGCGAGGAACGAGACCATCTTCGTCGCCCGCAACTGCTTCGGCCAGGGCACTAAGCAGGTCGCCGCGTGCCTGATAGAAGAGTGGGCGCACCTGGCCCACGGCTTCTCCGACGAGTCTCGCAACTTCCAGAACTGGCTCTTCGATCGTTTGGTCTCCGCGATCGAAGACCGGCGCGGTGAGCCCGTCTAGGCTGCACCGCAGAGGGGCCAGGGAATTGGAACGCTCTGGCCCCTCGACAATGCAGCCCGAAGGGGCACAGACCCCCGATACTCAAACTGAAAGGAGACCCTGATGCAAGTTGTCAAAGACTGCTGCCCCGTGTACGAGGACGCCTGTGGTCATGATGAGGCTGAGGAGTTCGCAGGGGTCATCTATGGCCCGCACGGCGGCCGGCCTGGACCCTGGGATGTGTACTTCATCGAGAACACCTATGTTCATCCCGGCCCGGAGTTCGTGGAACGCACAACCTACTGCTGCCGCGGCAGCGACGAGGACAGCGACTACCTGTCCGGCGACCTACGCGACCTCACTCACGAGGTCCACGGGCGCGACAACACGCCTGTATCCGCTGAGTTCTACCTGTTCCGGCTCTGCATGCTGGAGCTGTACTTCCACCTCAAGGAGACCCACAAGGAGTTCTGAAATGCCCCACCCATTCACCTCCCAACAGCAGGCCTTCGTGGATGCCATGCTGCATTCCGAAGGCTCTATCCTCATGGAGGCTGTTGCCGGAAGCGGCAAGACTACCACCATGGTCGGCGGCGCCAATGCGCTGCCGGAGTCTACCAGCATCATCGCTTGCGCCTTCAACAAGCGCAACGCAGACGCCCTGGACCAGGTCATGCCAAGCCATGCCACCTGCAAGACCATGAACGGCCTGGGCCACAAAGCCTGGGGCAGGATGACCGGCAAGCGACTGGCCTTGGAAACCTCCAAGACCTTCCAGCTGGTCAAGCGCCTGGAACTCTGGGATTTCGCGGATATCATGCTGGCCTCGCGCATTGCGAAGTCAGCCGGGTACATCCCAGAGGGAGCCATGGGAGGCGCCAACGCCAGGGCTCTGCATTCCGAAGGCGAGGAGTTCTGGCCCCAGTGCATTGACGACCACCTCATCGACACCAAGGGCAGGGACAGGGCCTGGATGAATGCAGCGGATGACCTCGTCCGCGCCTCCATCAAGGAGGCTTGGCAGGGCAGCATCGACTTCGACGACCAGATCTACATGACAGCCCTCTGGGGAGCTCCCATGGATGTCGCAGATGTCGTCATCGTGGACGAGGTCCAAGATATCTCGCCCATCCAGCGAGTGATGATCCACCGCATGGCTAAGCGCCGCCTTGCCGGAGCCGGCGACCGCAACCAAGCCATCTACGGCTTCCGGGGCGCCAGCTTCAGCTCCATGGACGAGTTTTCCCATGAGTGGAACTGCACTGAGATGCCACTCACTGTATGCTTCCGCTGTCCCCAAGAGGTCGTCCGCGAGGCCCAACAGCTGGTCCCCCACATCGAGTGGGCTGACGACGCCCCCCAGGGCCTGGTCCAGCACCACGAGAAATGGACTATCGGAGACCTGCGCTCCGGGGATGTCATCATCTGCCGGAACAACAAGCCGGCGGTGAGCCTGGCCTTCGCCCTGCTCCGTCAAGGGGTCCACTGCACGGTCCTCGGGCGCGACATTGGGAAGAACCTGATCCGTCAGGTCAAGAAGATCGCCGACCGCCTGGGCACCACGGACCTCCTGGAGTGGCGCAAGGAGCTGGACCATTGGACCGCCAACGAGTGCGGAGTTGCCCGCGCCAAGTTCAACGAGGGCAAGGTCCAGAACCTTGAGGACCGGCGAGACACCCTGCACATCTTTGCCGAGAACTGTGGTGGGGACGGGATCGAGCATCTGATCGCCGCCATTGAGAGGCTGTTCTCTGACAGCAAGGCGCCGATTACCTTGTCCACTATCCATAAGGTCAAGGGCCTGGAGTTCCCGCGCGTGTTCTTCCTGGATCGGCACCTGCTCCCCAGCAAGTATGCCAATGGAGGAGACCAGCTCCAGCAGGAAGACAACCTGGTCTACGTGGGCATCACCCGCGCGCTGGAGGAGCTTCACTACATCACATCGGAAGGACTACAGTACGCTCCGAGCAACTAAGAGACCTTCATCCTCTGAAAGGAACCCACCTCATGATCCTCGCAACCTTCCCCGTCGCCGGTCTCCAGTACCACGCCGGCATCGCCTACGCTGACGCCATCAACGAGAACGATGAGCTTCAGCTTGTCCGTGAACCTACCAACGCGCACGACTCCCAGGCCGTGATGGTCTTCCACATGGGCATCCAGCTTGGCTACCTCCCGCGCCCGGTCAACCAAATCGCCTTAGCCCTGAAGGTAGCGGGCTGGGAGATCACCGCGGAGGCAGAGCACAGCGGCTCGGCCAATGTGGTGCTGAAGGGAGAACCAGCCTGATGGGACAGCCCAAAACAGTCCAGCGCTTCGGCCAGACCAAAGCCCTGGCGGACAAGGCCCTGGAGCTCGGCACTGTCACTGTGCAGGGCCTGACCGAGAACGCTTCCCGGCAGCTTGCCAACCGCCTGAGCGCCCTGCGCCATCGGGACCGGCAGGAGACCAAGAAAGCCTACTCCCCTGAGGACCCGGAATACGACACGAGTCCCTATGACGCCCTGAGCTTCATCAGGCAGGAGAAGGAGGGGGACAGTTGGGAGCTGGTCATCACCACTGAGAACATCAAGGGCATAGGGCTCAGGGTCCTTGGCCCAGACGGGAAGGAGATTGAGCTATGACCCAGGCCCTCCTCCAGTCCCTGGAGTCCACCCTCGAAACAGTCGAGGCCGTGGGCCATCCAGACACCCAGAAGCTCCAAGCTGAACTCATCGTCGCAATCGTGCGCCTGCGTGAGGAGGCTAAGCAAACAGCGCTCGGCCTGGAGGCGGGCGATCCCTATCCCCTGGCGCCCAAGGACCCCAGGCCGCGCAAGTGGCTGTGCTGGTGGGATGAAGACTTCAACGCGCTGGTGCTGCAGTCCCAGACTGGCTACTTCATCTCCTTCTCCATCTCCGACGGCTTCTGGCAAGCNATCCANACCGAAGCCCGCGCGCCTGGGTTCATCCGGGAGCTGGAGTCCAAGCGCACTCCTGAGAGCCCGGACCCCAAGCGCCTGGACGATCGCACGGTGCTGGCTGCGAAAGCGGCCTGGGAGCAGGAGCGTGGAGTCAAGCGATATGCGTCCAGCGGAAAGGTACATATAACCCTGGAGGACCTGGACCTATGACCCCTGTCCTGTACCTCCTCTTCGCCGCGCACTGGGCCCTGCTCCTCCCCGGAAACCAGGTGGAGTCCCATCACACCAAGTCCCAGTTCCGATCCTGGGACTACTGCATGGAGTACATCTCCCGGTCCTCCCCNAACCAACACATNCTGCTCGCCATCTGCGAGCCTTTCACAAAGGATAAGGAGTTCCCNGAAATGACCACCTTCAANACCGAGAACGAGCGCGACGAGGAAGAGGTTGTGTACCTTCATCTCGTGCGCGGAGACGATGGCATTAGCTTGATTGCCTACAACGATGCCGGAGTCCAGCAGACCTTGCTTTGCGTCAACCTCGACGGAGCCATCTGGCGCAAGGCCCTGGCCCTCGGCCCCGCCGCCAAGCTCGGCATCCCGCTGGACCCCAGCGAGCCTACCCGGAAGGTAGTGTCCTTCGAGTACTCTGGGGAGAGGAGGTAGCAGGGGGCCGGGTATAGACATCCGCATCGCGGACAGCAATACCCAACCCGCTCAAACTAATGAGACACCGGCGCGTTAAATCTGTTGACAATCCCGCGCCCGGTGTGGCAAAATGCACCATTGGCAAACGAAACTTTGCCTCGTTCGGGCACCCCACCAACCACAACGCTGAAAGGTTACCAAATGAAATACACAGCCAAGACCCAGCGCAATGCGCTGACCATTGCAAAGACCTCGTTCACCATTCCGGCCCCCTTCGCGGAGGGCCACGCGGTCACGGCGAACGAGGCTGCGGCCCTGAACCAGCTGCTCGCCGAGAATATCCGCAACAACTTCGCCAAGCGCGTTAAGGAGGGGGGCGAAGCCGATCCTCCAGTCGCTGCGGACGTGCTCCAGGCCGAGCTCGACCAGTACGTGACGGAATACGAGTTCGGCGTTCGGCGCTCCGGCGGCGGCCGGTCCAGCGACCCGGTCGAGGTCGAGGCCATGTCCATCGCCAGGGACAAAGTCAAGGACGCCCTGCGGGCCAAGGGCTACAAGCTCGCGGACATCTCTGCCGGTCGCATCACAGAGCTGGCCTCCGAGTACCTCGAGAAGAACCCGCAGTGGCGCGAGACGGCCAAGAGCGTCGTCGAGCAGCGCAACGCCACGGCCGACGAGGTGCTGGAAGACATCACAGCGTAGGGGGGATTTCGCCAGACATCCCTCTTGCATGGCCCGGTGGTGGGTTTGGGTCTCCTTGGACCTGCCGCCGGGCCTCCAGCGCGAGGGAGCCCAGGTCTCCCCTAACTGAGCTCCCTCGCCTTTCCCTGGAGCCTTAGATGAGCCCTCTCCATCCCACCCTCCCCCTCATGCGCAGAGCCTTACGCTCAGACGCGCGCACACTCATTCGCTGGGCCAATGACCCAGAGGTTATTTCAATTTCCCTGAACCGTACAGGCCGCATTGCCTGGGCCGATCATGTCAGATGGTTGGAAGCCCGCCTGGAGGACCCAGACACCATGATCTGGATCGCCGAGGGTCGCCGAGCAGGTCCCAACGCCACACCGGACACTCCGGAAAATATTCCCATAGGCTATGCGCGGGCGCAAAGAGGTCCAGAGGGCTTAGAGATCAGCATCTACCTCATCCCTGCCGAGCGCCAGCGCGGGCACGGCGCCCAGATGTTGAACTTCGCCAGCGCCGAGCTGTCCAGCCGCTGGCCCAGCGAGCCCATCATCGCTCGCATCCTGCATGAGAACCACGCCTCGCGTCAGTTGTTCCTCCAGGCAGGCTTCCGCCTTGTTGCCACTCTTGGCGACCACCTCCTGTACCGTCACGACCCTGTACATGTCCCCGATTGACCTCATGAAGCAAGCTCTCGCAGCACCCTTTGGCATTGCTGTCAGCGTCAGCGATCCCACCGCGCTGCGCGACCAGTGCTATAAGGCCCGCAGGGAGCTCAACGGCGCCGAGCCCAGCTTTGCCTCTTTGAGCTTCCATCTGTTCCGCGACGAGCTCTACATCATAAGCATAGGTGACACCGTTGGATGAAGACCTAAAGATTGTAGCCCTCCGTCTCTTTGCCATAGACGTGGATACCCTCAAGAGGTTCTACGAGCACCGGGGCGGCTACAACAACGCCGTGCGCCTGATCGTCAGGCGCCATGCCAGGAAGCTGCGCGAGAAGGAAGCGCAGGAAATCACCCCACTGAGAGAAACCGCTGAAGGAGACGCGACAGGATGAACGACTTTGCAAAGAGAAACTCTACAGCCGCTGCATACTTCTGCGGCGGCTGTGGCGTGTACCAGCCTCTCGGACGCCTCATCTGCGAGAGCTGCGACAACGACCTAACGAAGAACATCATCAAGGGGGTTTTCCTCATCCCTGATGCAGAGAAGTTACAGCGCATTTACCAAGGAGACCCTTCCACATGACCAACAACCTCCAACTCCCCACCGGCCTCACTGTTGGCGAGCTCTTCGCCAAGGACCCGGTCTCCATAACCGACGCCGAGCTGGATGACCTTGTCGCAGTGCTGCGATCCAAGCGCCTGGAGTGGCGCAAGGCCGAGGAGATTGCCAAGGCCACAGGCAAGAAGCCCAAGGCGGATAGCTCAGTGACCCTGGAAAGTCTGGGCCTGTAGTCGTGGGCTTATTTCACAAGATAGACGACGCCTTTGTTATCACTTTAAGCAAAGGCGTGTTTCGTCAGGTCGAGGTGTACCATCGAGAACAGAGAGTTTATGCCAAGCACGGCTCAGGATACATAAGACTCTTGGGGGCTAGGTGTACGTCAACCCCAAACGTCTCCTGGGACGAGCTCGATGACCCGAATGACTTGATAGATAAAACTGGTGGGCGCTTCGGTGCCCCACAGTACACGCACTAAGGAGACTCCAATGCCGCGTTCCCAATTCACCACAGAGCTCCCTTCACTCCAGTACGCCTGGGACAATTCCTCACTGGAACCCTTCAAGGCCTGCCGGAGGAAGTACTACTACAACATGATCCTCATGAGGGTTCCCTCCAACACCGCCCCGCCGCTGGTATGGGGCGGCCTGTATGCCAGCGCGCAGGAGAAATTCGACAAGGGCTACGCCGAGCACGGGGACTTTGACAGAGCGCAACGCGATGCAGTGCGCTGGGCCCTCCAGGAGTCAGGCAAGAGGGAGCCTGGCTTCACCTGCGACGATCCAGAGTGCGGCACATGGCAATCAGGGACCATCGCAGACTACGAAGGCGTCCCGCCAAACTGTCCCTCCTGTTCCGAGCCCATGCTGTCAACCTCCCACTGGGTTCCCTGGACCTCCGACGACAATCGCCGCAGTCGCTTCACCCTGGTCCGTTCCATTGTGTGGTACACCGAGCAATTCCACCCGGAGCAGGACCCCCTGGAGACCTTGATCCTCCCAGACGGCTCCCCCGCGATCGAGTTGTCCTTCCAGATCTCTCTCGGGATCACCACACCCTTCGGCCAGGATTACCTCTGGTGCGGCCACATGGACAAGATGGCCAGGCTTCCCGAGGGCGGAGTCTACGTCCAAGAGCGCAAGCATACCGTGACCACCCTGAACCCCAACTACTTCGACAGGTTCTCTCCCAACGGCCAGATCTCCGGATACAACTTCGCCGGCGAGGTTCTCTTTGGCGAGACCCCGAAGGGCGTCATCGTGGACGCTACCCAGGTCGCCGTGGGGTTCACCCGGTTCCTTCGTGGCTACGCTCACCGCACCAAGAGCCAGATCAAAGAGTGGTTGCATTCCACCCTCTACCATATCCGCCTCGCGGAAGAGTGTGCCAAGCATGACGACTGGCCCATGAACGATGCCAGCTGCTTCATGTACGGTGGGTGCCCCTACCGGGAGATCTGCAACAAGGACGAGTCCGTGCGGGATCGGTTCCTGGAGTCCAACTTCAAGGAACGAGACTGGAACCCGTTGGAGGTGAGGGAATAGCCATGCCCATCGTCCAGTCCAGACACAAGGACCCCGAGCGCATTGTGGAAGACAAGAGGGAGAAGCCCTCCGCGCCAGCAGTGCAATCCGACGGCCCTCGCGTGCGCTCCGAGAACCTGCGCACGGACGGTGGGCTTCAACTCCCTTCAGGATACATCGCTTACCCTGACTACCACGACTACCCAGTCTGCTGCACCACATCAACCACTGAATGGAGAAAGCCATGAGCCCCAAGCCTAAGCCTGACGTCCCCAACCGTGTCGTGAACGATCATGTCCTCGGCGCCATTTCAATGCTCAAAGCCGTGGATGAGAACCTTGGCACGGTCCTTGAGCAACTGGACTTCCAGCAGCGCAGAGCTATCCAGGACCTCCAAGGCGAGGCCCGCGAGCGTGAGGATGAGCTCCGCGCCGTCCGCGCCGAGCGGGATCAACTCCAGCGCGAGCTCGCCCGCCTCCACGGCTACATCGAGGCGCGCAACGAGGAGGACCTGATCCGCCGGGGCGGAATGCGGAGCGAGCACAGCGAGGCAATCATGCGCCCCGCACAACCCAGACCCTATGGGGACTCCCCCATGACCGCAAGCGCTGTGCTTGGGAGCCGCCACAGATGAAACCCTTTTCCGAGCACCATGGCCGCAGCGCTACCAAGCTCTGCTTTATCGGCGACTCCGGCTCAGGAAAAACCGGCGCCTTGGCTGCCCTGGTGAACGCCGGTCACAAGCTGGCCATCTGGGACTTTGACAACGGCCTGGACATTCTCTGGGAGTTCTCGGACCCCGAGCTCCTCAAGGCCAATGTCCAGTTCGAGACCTACATCGACAAGGTGAAAATCCAGGGCACTCGCACCGTCCACGTCAAGGTAGACTCTGCAGAGCTCTCCACCAAGTCCCTCAACGAGTTCATCAACGGCGAGCCGACTGACAGGATCATGGTCATCGACTCCGGCACCCACTGGGGTGAGTCCCTGCTCCGCTTCGCCATGAAAATGAACCCAGGCGCTACCCGCTGGGAGTCCTTCGGTCCCGCCATGGAGATGCAGGAGGGTCTCCTCAACGCCTTCCATGGGGTGCCCTGGCTCAACCTCATTATCTGCTGGCACAAGAGCCCCCAGGACATCGACCCTGACTCGGGGCTCAGCCAGTTCTACCCGAGCGCTCTGGGAAAGAAGCTCCCGCCCAAGGTAGGAACCTACTTCAACAACGTAATCGCTATCGAGTCCAAGGGCTCAGGCGAGAACGCCACGCGCTCAATCCGAACAGTCTCCGGCAAGCAGCTGGAACTGAAGACCTCGGCGCCACGGTCAATCCCTGCGGAGATACCCCTCGCGGTGGACAAGAACGGCCTGGCTCAGAGGGGACTCGCGGAGTTCTTCCGCATTGCTCAAACCCAGAAGGGAAGCACCCAGTCATGACAGACCTCAACGACATCCTCGACACAAAAGGCTCGGACTTCAAGCGTCCGCCGCTGGCGCCGACCGGCACCTATCTCTGCACCATCCAGAAGCGCGAGTTCGGCAAGAGCTCCAAGAAGCAGACGCCCTACGTCCGCTACACCTACATCAACCCGATCCCCCAGGACGACATCGAACCCGAGGACCTGGCCGACATCGACCTGTCCAAGCGGACCTTCCGCGATGATTTCTACCTCACCGAGGACGCAACCTACCGGGTGCGCGAGCACGGCGAGATCTGCGGCGTGGACCCCGACCTGTCCATCCGCGAGATCATCGAGGAGGTCGTCGCCAAGCAGGTCCTGGTCTCCGTCGTCCAGGTGCCAAGCATGCGCGAGGGCTCCGACGACATGTACAACGAGGTCCGGGGCTACGCCGCGGTCGAGTAGGTCGGCGGGGGAGGCTTCGGTCTCCCCCTCCCTCTCTTGGAGGCCAATATGGATACCATCTCTCCCAAGGACGTTATAGTCTCAAATCGCCAGCGCAAGGAGCTCGGCGATCTTTCTTCTCTGCGCGAGTCTATCCGCGCGCATGGGATACTTAATCCTATCATTGTACGAGTGCTCGACGAAGAGACTCACCTTGTCGCCGGCGAGCGCAGACTCCAGTGCGCTTTGGAGTTAGGTATAGACCCAATTCCTGTGCGATTTTTTAGCTCGCTAAACTCCACTGAGACCAAGATCGTTGAGCTTGACGAAAACATCCAGCGCAAGAACCTCACCTGGCAAGAGGAGTGCCTCGCTGTCCTGGAACTCCATGACCTCTATTCCGAGCTCGGCGGCGAAGACTGGACCCAGGAGCAAACTGCCGAGCGCTCCGGATACTCCAAGCAGTTCATCAGTGACCATATCGCCCCGGGGAAGGCCCTCCGTGAGGGAGATGCCCAGGTTGCAGCAGCCTCTGGTTTCTCAGCCGCAAGGAGTGTCCTGTCCCGAAGGCACACGCGAGCTGTGGACAGTGGCCTCCAGGCCCTGGAGGAGATTGAGAAGTCTGTAGATGGACCGAAGGCTGAGGTGAAGGCCCCCGAGTCTGCCATCGTGGGCAACTTCGCTGAGTGGGCAGCTGGCTACACCGGCCCCAAATTCAACTTCATCCACTGCGATTTCCCCTACGGCATTGGGATGCACAGGTCAGGCCAAGGGCGCGCGGTCGAGTGGGACAACTACCAGGACAACCCGGAGATATACTGGGACCTTCTCAAGGAGTTGGACACCCACTTGGGAGCCATCGCGCACTCCAGCTGCCACGTCATGTTCTGGTTTTCCATGAAATTCTATTGGGACACCCTCGCACAACTCAAAGCAATGGGCCTCACGGTAGACCCCTTCCCCCTGGTGTGGCACCGCTCAGACAACAGCGGCATCCTGCCTGACCCCACCCGCGGCCCCAGGCGGACCTACGAAACCGCCTTCATGTGCCGGCGCGGGGACAGGCCAGTAGTCAAGTCTGTCGCCAATAGCTATCCCGCACCCACCACGAAGTCCGAGCACATGAGCGAGAAGCCTGAGCCTGTGCTTCGTCACTTCTTCCAACTGTTCGTGGACAACACCACCACCTTGCTGGACCCCACCTGCGGAGGTGGAGGCGCACTGGTGGTGGCTGAGGAGATGGGTGCCGAGCGCATCTTCGGCATGGACATCAACCCAGAGCACGTCACGACAACCAATCGCCGGCTGCAAACAGCCCGGAACATCCAAGCGCTGAGGGAGAAGGAGACATGAGCTATCCCAGAGTAGTGCGGAACCTTAACCTGAAGCCTACAGGACAATCACGCACCTTAATGCCCTCCCCCGTGGGCATCTGCGGCTACAAGGGCGCTGGCAAGACAACCGCTGCGCTTGCCCTCCGAGCCAAAGACTACCGCAGTGTCCCCTTCACCTTGCCCCTCAAGCGAATGCTCTTGGCCTTCGGCCTAAGCGAGGAGCAAATCAACGGCAGGCTCAAGGAGAGCCCCACCACACTCCTCTGCGGCAAGACCCCTAGATGGGCCATGCAGTCCCTGGGGGTCGAGTGGGGCCACAAGCTGATCCACGAGGACATCTGGCTCGCCGCATGGGAAGCCGAGGTCGAGCGCTCCAATGACGAGGGGGATGACCCAGTCGTGGTGGACGACCTGCGCTTTCACAACGAGGCCAGACGTATCATTGACCTTGGCGGGATCATCATCTATATCTCCCGCGAAGGCTGTGGCCCCAGCGACCATTCCACCGAGACCGAGGCCGCGAGGCTCTACCGTGACTTCGTAATCGTCAACGACCAAGACCTGGAGTACATTGATGCTTGCATTGGAGGAATACTGGAATGCTGCACCCGTACCCCCAACAATCGTCCCGGGCTCTAAGGCGCTCTTCTTAGCTGAGGCCCCCGGCGCCGAGGAAGATGTCCTTGGCGAGGTCCTGATTGGGGAGTCTGGCAAGGAGTGCACAGAGATGCTGTCCGCCGCGGGCATCCCCCGCAGCACTGTCAGCCTTGCCAACGTGCTCCCACGCCGGCCAATGCAGAACAACCTCAAGAGCCTCTGCGTTAAGAAGGCAGAGGTCCCGGCCAGCTATACCTACCCTCCAGTATCCGGCCAAGGTAATTACCTCCACCCCGAAGTCCTCAACGACGCGCTTCCCAAGCTGCGAAGGCTCCTTGAAGAGCTCAAGCCCAACCTTGTCGTAGCCATGGGCAACACTGCCCTGTGGGCTATGTGCCAGGTCACCGGGATCAACAAATACCGAGGCACTGTGCTGCCAGCCCAGTTGGTCCCAGGCCTCAAGGTCCTGCCTACCTTCCACCCAGCCTATATCCTGCGAGTGTGGAAAGAGCGTGTGGTCCTGGTCTCTGACTTCATCCGCGCGCGCCAGGAGCTCCAGTACCCTGACATCCGCAAGACCTCTCGAAAGATATGGATTGAGCCCACCTTGGGAGACCTGGATACATTCCAGCGGGAACATCTCCAGGGCGCCGAGGTTGTGTCCTGCGACATCGAGACTTTCCGCCGGCAGATCACCTGCATAGGCTTCGCGCCCAACCGGGGGCACACCCTGGTCGTCCCCTTTGTAGACCGGGGCAAGGAAAACTGCAGCTATTGGGAGACCCCTGAGGACGAAGCCCGCGCGTGGAGGTGGGTGCGGAACCTCCTTGAAGGTCCCACCCCGCTGGTATTCCAGAACGGCCTCTACGACTTGCAGTACCTGGCCCTCTATGGCTTCCGTCCCACCCGGTTCCTGCACGACACCATGCTAATGCACCACGCGCTGCATCCCGAGATGAAGAAGTCCTTGGGCTTCCTGGGCTCCCTGTACACTCAGGAGGGCGGCAGCTTCAAGCTGTTCAACCCCAAAGGGTCTGACCACTTCAAGCGAGAGGATACCTGATGTCAACATTCGAGCAGATCGCCAAGGAACGCCAGGTCGTAGTGCATTCCCACATCTCATCCGCGGTTGCCAACTCCAACCAGGGCACCAAGCTGGCCATCGGGATGCACACTGAGGGACTGTCTACCCCGGACAAGGTCCCTGGTCAGCTAACCCAAATCCAGGTCATCATTATGTCTGTCGCGGAAGNCGAGCACTTCCTGGTCGGTGTGCAGAAGGTTCTGTCGAGAGTCCGCGCAACACAGCTGAGAGACAAGGGATGAAGGGGCACACGTTCTTTAATCTGTTCAGGTACGGCCTCAGCTGTTCCCTGAACGAGGGACGGTTTCCCAATTTTCATCTGACTATTAACAACAAGCACACGAGTATCCAGTTCTACTTCTACATAGCCATCACGAACAGACTACGTTTCTATGCTATGAAGCCCTGGAGACAACCTTGGAAACTGCACGTTGGAAGGATGGAGTCATGGATCGACCCAAGGTTAGTCGGATGAAGTCCCTGGTCATCATCGAGTCCCCCTACGCTGGTGAGATCGAACGCAACACCCTGTATGCCTGCCGCGCCATGCTGGACTCTCTCGACACAGGAGAGGCCCCCATCGCCAGCCATCTCCTGTACACCCAGATGCTTGACGACAACATCCCTGAACACCGCGCGCTCGGCATCGCCTGCGGCCTTGCATGGCGCAGGGTCACTGACTACGCTGTGTTCTACATGGACTACGGGATGTCCAGCGGAATGCTTGAGGCCAAGGAGCTGTATGACAAAGAGGGACGCGGCTACGTCGAGCGCTTCATAGGAGAGAACCCCACCTGATGGCCCGCATTATAGACTCAGCCAACCTCAAGCAGAAACTCAACGGCCAGATCGAAGGCTTTGCCGCGGAGCAACAGCTCTGGATATACAACGGCATGGACTGCACAGTAACCCGTGAGGTCCTGGACTCCCTACAGCCCCAACTCGACCACGAAACCGCTAAGACCTATGAGTTCGAGCGCCTGATGTGCATCCCCGCTATGGCTATGATGCGCCGGGGAGTGCTCACCAGCAGTGCATACAGGTCTGAGCTCGTAGGGTACTTCCAAAAGCGAATGGCCAAGGTCCAGAATGTCCTGGACACAATGGCCAGGGCTGTCTGGGACAAGGGGCTGAACTACAACTCCTCGAAGCAACTCCAGGAGTTCTTCTATGACACGATGATGCTCCCACCTATATATGTTTCCGAGAAGGGCGTCCGTCGCAGGTCCTGTAACCGTGAGGCCCTGGAGCAGCTGGAGATCTACCTGTACGCCCGGCCATTCATCCGGGCTATCCTTTCTCTCCGTGAGATGAAGAAGAAGCTCCAGGTCCTCCTTGCAGGCATCGACGAGGACAAGCGTCTCCGTACCTCCTTCAACGTGGGCGCAACGGAAACCGGGCGCTGGTCCTCCAGCCATAACGCCTTCGGCACCGGGGACTCTCTCCACCAGGTCACCGAGGTCATCCGCCGGCTGTTCATCGCAGACCCTGGACACATCCTCGTCAGCGTTGACCTCAAGGGCGCCGAGTCTTGGGGTATGGCGGGCCTCTCCGGAGACAGGAAGTACCTGGCAGCCTGTGAGTCTGGCGATGTCCACACCGCTGCGGCCAAGATGATGTGGCCTGAGCTCCCATGGACCGGGGACCTTCGTCTGGACCGTGAGCTCTCTGAGGAGATCTACTACCGCCACTTTTCCCGCAGAGACATGACCAAACGTGGGGGCCATGCCACCAACTACATTGGCTCTGCATGGGGCATTGCCAAGAAGCTCCAGATCGAGCAGCAGGTGGTCGCCGAGTTCCAGCGGGCATATCTCAAACTCTTTCACGGTATCGACGAGTACCACACAAAGACCTCCGAGGAGCTCGTTCTGGGAGAAGACTTCGGAGGTAATCGCGGGGCGCCCCGCCAGCTTCGCACTCCCATGGGCCGACGCAGGACCTTCTTCGGCCGTCCCTGGGACGACGCCACCGTGCGCGAGGCAGTTGCGTACCGCCCGCAGTCGCTGATTTCCGATGTACTCAAACTCGGAATGCTGTGGGTGTACCAGGAACTGGAGCCAACCTTCCAGCTACTTCAAGAAGGCCACGACTCAATCCTGGGCCAGGTTCCAGAGGCTCGGGTTGAGGAACTGGTAGAACGCGCGCTCCTCCTCATGACCATCCCCATCAAATTCCGCTCAGGCATGGAGTTCGCAATACCTCTTGAGGCTTCCGTAGGCTACAACTGGTCCAAGGCGGACCCAAAGCGCAAGCGTTTCAAAGACGGCAACCCGGGTGGACTGGTAGATTGGGAGGACTACAAGAGTGGAAAAGCTACGCCCAAACGAGAGAGTGCTTCCCTCTTGGATCAAAGGCTTTCTGGCATACTGCAATGAGACTGTTGCCCCGATACATTACCTGGAGTGGTCTGCGGCCCACGCTATTGCGGCTGCTCTGCAGAGGAAAGCCTGGGTCACCTACAACGGCGAAAGACTCTACTCCAACCTCTTCATCCTACTTGTGGGACCCCCACGGATTGGTAAGTCCACAGCAATCAAGCGCGTCAGGCGCCCGATGGAAAAGGTCAAAGACATCAAGATCGCAGCAGACTCAGTCACCAAGGAGCAACTCTACGTAGCCATGGAGAAAGTCTCTAATTCCCTGGCGCATGTAGATCTCCCAAGCATTCCAGGGCTGTACAACCATGCCTCCTACAACATCACCAATACAGAGTTTGGGGTGATGCTCTCCAAGGAGGACAAGCAGTTTATGCTTGCCCTCTGCAAGATGTATGATTGCGAGGACACCTTCCGCCACGAGATAAAGACTGGGGACAGCTCCCATATCGAGAATGTGTTTCTGAATATGATCGGCGCGGCCACCCTGGTAGGCCTCCGTGATATTCTTCCAGAGGCCGCCTTCCAGACCGGCTTTGCCGCGCGCCTCAACCTTGTCTATGCCTCCGAAAAACGCGGAGCCCACAAGCCCACCCTGGGTGAGGACCCAGAGGAGAAGATGACCGAGGACTCCGGGGATGCCGAGCTCTCCAAGGCCCTGCGGCGGGACCTCAATAGTGTGCACAAGCTGTCCGGGCCTTTCGCTTTCGCCCCTGAAGCCCGCGCGGCATTCTTCAGCTGGCTTGAGAGCGGGATGCATCCGAAGGTCACGCATATGCAGTTCGCCTCCTACAACGATGCCAGGGATATCCACCTGCTCAAGCTGGCCATGGTGCATTCCGCTGCAGTCAGCAATGACATGATTATCACCATGCAGAACTTCCTCGACGCCAAGGACATGCTGGAGCGTAACGAAGCACTCATGCCGCAGGCTATCACCTACGTTGGAGCCAACGAGCAGCAGGCCTACATCGAGGAGGCCCTGAGGTTCATCGCCACCGAGTATGTCCGCAGAGGGATGAAGCCAGTCCCTGCATACCTGGTGCGCCAGCAGATCTCCCCCAGGATACCTGTCCAGTTTATCCGCTATGTGATGAACGAGATCGGCTATCAGGGCCTTGCGGAAATCATAGGCGAACCACCACACCACGCGTTCAAGCCTAAGTCTGCGCTGGTACTTGAGGCTGAACACAAAGAGACAGGGGGAGGGCAATGACAAAACAGTACCCGGAAGCTAGGCCATTGCGCTGCGCGAAATGCAACGCGAGAAGCAGGGTCTACACAACAGAGCACCAGGTTGGCAAATGCAAGCGCTATCGTAAGTGTCCCGGCTGTGGAGAGAAATGGATTACGATAGAGGTCAATCAGAAAGACTACAAAGACCTCGTTCGCCGAGCCCTGATTGTCGAGGGAATAGCTGCACAGATCAACACAGACTTAGAGCAGAAATTAGTTGCTGCACTGGAAAGGATAGGAAATGGCTAACGGCGCAGCCCCACGGCGGCTGCGCGTCCCTATTGAATGGGGCGGTGACTGGCGCAGCTTCAAGGACGGGCCACACTGGCAACTGCCTTGGGCAGAGTATCCTATCACAGCCACGGGTGCTGGCTCAGATAGTAGCTGACCATCACGATAGTAGGCGCGGCGTAGTAAGCAACGGCAGCGACAGCCAGGGCACAGAGCAGTATCATTCAGGCTCGAGCCCCGACTCCACTTCCGGCCTCGGTGCCCAGATGTTGATGTTCCTGGTCCCACACAGGAGCCGGAAGCCAGCGCGGAAGTCATACCCGCGCTGGTCGATCTGTCTGCTCAGCACGTCCATCGGCATTGAGCAGAACCGATCAATCACCCCGTTGATAGCCACGTCAACTTCCACCTGTGCCGCCGCATCCAGGGCCTTGAGTTCCGCCTCATAGCGAGAGCAACCAGCGAGCAGGAACAGGGCGAACACTAATACTATTGTCTTCATGGATGCCAACTCCCTTTAACCGCATGCTCAGCCTCATGCCAAGCCGCACACATCAACTCCCTCGAAACCTGCCCGGCCGGCAACCAAACGATAATCTTATTCTCGAAGTAGAACGTAACCGCCAGTGCATTCGGCCCCTTCTTCTCTCTAATCTTATCAAGCGGCATGAACACTAACACCACCCGGGTATAGTCTGGAATAATCAGCTCCTTACTCGGCGGGAACTTCAAGAACTCACACGCAAAGGGGTCCTGGCCGGGCGGGGAGGGATCAGCACACCCGGCCAGGAACAATACGAACGCTAGCAGGAGCGCTCGCATCAACGATCTTTACCGATAGCCGCAACAATCCCAGCGATAGCCAAGCCGGCGGCCACGATGCCCTCAGCCACTTCCGGCTCCAGCACTACACCCGCCGCCGTGAGGAAACTCACGATGCCGAGCCAAGTGCTCCGCTCCCGTAGACGTGCCATTAACCAGTCGAACATGTCACTCTCCTCTGTATAGCTATCCGCAACGCGGACGTATATACTCACCTCGTGAAAGCCAATGCCTTCACTGTCGCCCTTGCGCGAGCGTCATCCATCTGGCGCTCGATCAGGTCAGTTTCTTGCTTGGCCCTCCGTGCCTTAGCGCTTCGCAGGACTGAGTCCATGATCCCATCCATGGACGCTTCCCGTGCAACCACCTGCAGCATCCGCGAGTCCCCTTCACGCTCTGCTTCAGCCCAGGCGCTGCCAAGCTCAGAGATACGCGATCGGAGTTCATCCTGGCGCCTCCACAGGAGCCCAGAAGTCTCGAACCGTCGCTGGATGTCCGTGGGAGTCAGGCCCAGCGCGAACAAGGCACCCTGTCCCAGAGACACATCCGAGAGCAGCTTGTTGCCGGTGTTGAGACTCCGAAGGCTTCGATCCTCCAGCGCCTGCATTGCCTTGTACATTGTCCTGGGCGCAAGCGCGCGGAAGAACTGATCCCGTGTCCGCGAGCTAGCCATTGGGCTAGTCCCTGTGGCGGACCACTGATCCATCATCCCACCGATAGCCTTCCCCAGCGCCGACGCGCGATCCATCAGCGCGAAGCTGTACAGCATGCTCACGTCCCGCCCCAGGTCCGAACCCGGCGCCGCTGCGGAACCCTGCAGGGAAATCCCCGCGAACCCGGGGAGCCCGTAGAACATCCCGTCCATGAGTGCCCCAGTCACGTCCTCACCCAGGAGGTCTTCTGCCTCCCTCCTGTAGCCAAACCCATTGTAAGTCTGCTCGATCATGGACTTGTCAGAGAACGCCTCCACCGCGCCGTCCATGAGGGAGTATCCTGGTATGCCGCCTGCACCTGCAAGCACGCCCGTCCCAGCCATTTGCCACAGCAGTGGCGCCCAGTTCGCGCGCTGAACTCCCTCGTTGGTATACAGCATGAAGTTGGCGATATAGTGCGATGACCAATTCTTGAACAGCCCCAGGGTGCTCCCGACCGCGCCTTGCATGAGCCTCGATCTATCCGCGGCGGTGTACAGGAACATCGTCCGGTCAGTAAACTGCTTCGCGAATTGGTACAGCGCCTCGCCCTCCAGCCCGTGGAAATCTCTCCCTGCAATCCGTCCGAGGACAAAAGAGTGACCACGCGCTAGGACCTCCGTCCGCGCCGGGAGATAGCTAGAGATAGCCTCTACCCCAGCAAGGAATCCCTCGCTGTCCTTCCCAAAAGAGCTGCGCATTAGCACTCCCAGGCTGGATTTCTGCCCCACAAACTCCTCAGCAAACCGTGGGTCCAGGGCACCCTCTCGCATCCCCCTGGCGATGTCCGCGATCAAGTATTTGTCCGCCCCGGCCAGCTCCTTGAAACTCTGGCGCAAAATCTTCAGTGGCTCTAGCACCGATGCACTGCCACGGATAACACCGTCTTTGCCTATCAGCGGCACTGTAGTGTAATGCCGTTGCAACACCTGGATTGGCGCGTTGAGCACGTAAGCAAGCTCTGGCATTGAGGTCTGGATTGTAGTCGCAGCGTTCAGCAGCGGGAACCCCAGGTTGCCCATGCCCAGTGTCCACTGGAACATCAACCTATTGGACTGGCGGAAAATCTTCGAGGCCCCATTGCGTCCGAGAAAGGGCTCCAGCGGCTTGTCTACATAAGACTCGATAAGCTTTGCCACTGGCCCAAGCTGGCCTGAGAGGTCATTCAAGCGCTCTTGCAGCTGGCGCTCCAGCTCAGGCTCTTCCCCTCGCAGCTTGCTGAGTTCCGAGGTATACAGCCCGTCTTTCCGTACCATGTTGTCAGCGATCAGCCTCTCGCGCGCGAAGATGTTGCGCTGGACAAGTTCCCTGAATTCCCGCAGAGTCATCGGCTCCGTAGAACCCATGAAGCCCTGGACACCCTTGGCCTCTTTAAGAAACGCGGGCGAACCCCCTACCCGAAGGGACTCCGCTGCCAGATTGCTCGCGCGCAGGAACTCATCTGAGCTCATGTTGATCTGGGCCGCCAGGTTGAGCTCCTCCGCAAAGCTCCGAGTTCCCAGCACGGACACCTTCATGAAGTCTCGATCCTGCCAGCGCACTGGCATTCCCTGCGCGCCCAGCTGCTCAGTGATCTCATTCGCCTCCCGCACTGCAGAAGCCTTATCCCGCCCGCTGGCTACCCAGACTACATCGCCGCGAGTCCCATCAGGGTTCACCTTCCGCACAGCGATACGGAAGTCCCCGCGCCAGGCCCGCGACAGCATATAGTGTCCCGGCAGGGGCACGAACTTCCCGCCATCCCCAAGGCCCTGCAGGATACCCAGCCGCCGGTTGAACTCGACATCCAGCCCTTGCAGCCTTCGGAACAGGCTCTTCACCCCTTCCGAATAGGCACCAGACTCAACGGCCTCTAAGGGCAGCCTCTTGACAAAGATCACGTTGACGTCCACGAGGTCTCTATCCGTGAACCCTTTCATTATATCGTCCAGACCGCCCTCGCGCTCGACCTTCCCAAGCAGGGTCCGCACCGCTGACTGCCCCAGGGCGAACTTCGGCACACCAAAGACGATCTCAGCCGCACGTTGTTCCGCGCGCGAGAACGCGTACCGGGCCGCGCCCCAGAGAGCCGACGCGCGTGGACTCGCGGTGAACTGCGCCAGCGTAGGCGAGACAAACATCTTCAGGAACCGCCCAGAGTTCAGCCCCGCTTGACCTATCTCCTGAGCCAGGGTGCGCAACTCGGGGCTGGCGCTCCGTTCCAGCATCGCAGACAGCATTGGCCCCATGGCCTTCGGGTTCCGCACTGCCTCGCCCAGGAATTCCCGTGTGGAGGTCGCCTCCAGGATATCCACGAATTCCCTGTAGATCGGCACACTCATCTTTTCCGCAGTGCGTATCTGTGCCTCAATAGGCCCAAAGGCATTCATCTTCACGTTGCGGGAAAACCCCGCATAGCTGCCCGGCGCGAAGAGTTCTGGCCTGTCGGTTTTAAAGATCACCCATTCATCCGCAGCGCCAGTCTTGTGCGGGTCCCCACGGAACTTCTTGGCCATCACGAACAGGCCCTCATTGCGCTCCTTGGTAACAAAGAGGTTCTGCCCCCTGGTTGGCCCCATGGACTCTTGCAGTTGAGTCAGCAGCTTCTTCGCCTTCGGGTCTGTTCCTGGCTGCACCACCCGCAGGAACTGGGTAAATTCCTCCAGGCGCCCCTCGAAGCCAGGCCCGAGTCGCTCTATCTCATCTGCACTTCGACGCAGTGCCTGGTGTGGGAAGGTCTCAAGTATGCTGGCAAGCATCGAGGCGCGGATGTTCTCGTCTTTGATCCCACCGCGCCCGACAACATTAACTCGGAAGCCTCCCTCCCTGAGTATACTTTCCAGCTTGCGCGAGCGTTGCTGGCCATTCGCGCCGTCAAATGCCCGGAAGTGTTTTGTCTCCAGCGCAGGGATAGTCCTCTGTGAGCGAATATGCTGGATGAGGTCCCGCTCATAGTCATCCATTGCCAGCCGTACATCATCCGCATGGGGCTGCTGGCGCAGGGTCCTGAGCTTCCGCAGCTGCACATGCGGCACGGCGTTCAGGTTAATGTCCCTCGGGAGCAGAGCCTGGAGCTTTCGCCCTGAGCTTTGCAGCCGGCGCTTCAGCGGGATAGCCTGGGTGAAGCCCTTCAAGAGCCCGGCGCCGCCACCTATGAGGGCCAAGTCCAGCGCTGCGTCCCCGGCTACCCCAGCGGGGTCCTCGCCCAGCGTCGCGGCGAGAGCCACCCTCCCAGCCTCAAACGGCAGCAGCGCGCCGGTGGTCTCCAGTACCGTGGCCCGCACCGGCCTGCCAGCCTTAGCCGCAGCCTCTGCCCCACGGAACAAAGAGCTCACCAGCGGAAGCGCCTTGGAAGCTGCTTGCACTGGACGCAGGAACGGCACCAGGAAGGTCGCGCCTTCGCCTAGGAGTTCCGAGGTCAGCCCTAGCGCAGGGTTCCTTTGTCGAAACTTATCCACACCCTCCAAGGGGTCCAGCCCGATGAGTTCCGGGCCGGCGGCGGAGATAGCACTCTTCCCAAAGAGCTCAACTCCCTCCAAGAAGTCAGGCTCAGTCGAGGGCGTCCCTATCAGGGCACGGACACGTTGTTCGCTGATGGGCACTAGGGACCTGCAGGTGCCGGGGCGGTGATGCTACGGATGATCCAGTCTGTGAGACTCTGCCTGACGTCAGCCATGTCCTCAGGCTGTACACGTGTCATCAGGTCTTCCAGGCTTTCGTATCCGAAGGCTACAGCTGCTTGGTTATAGAGTTCCTGCGCCCGCGCTGGGTCTTGCGCGATGAACTGCATTCCCTCCGCGCGGGCAGCTGCAGGGATTTCCCCAGCCATAGCCTGCTGCAGCTGCCATTGCTCCAGCGCGTTCATCGACTGCGCCGCCGCGATGTTCCCGTACAGCCCTGCAATAACCCGCAGGTTGGCCGCCGCGCTTTCCATGCGCGCCTGTGCTGCGTTCATGTTCTCACTTGCGACGGCCAGACGGTTTTGCTCATTCTCCGAGCGCACGTCGAAATCTGCGCGCGCGATCTGGCTTTCCAGCTCTGCTTGCGTGCGCGCAAAGTCCTGCTGCGCCGCTGCGAGTTCAGCCTCTTCTGACCGCTGCTGCTGGTCCAGCGCCGCCATGGACTCCAGCCCACCGGCGCCCGCCCCGGCAAGCAGCCCCGCAAGGCCAAAGTCTCCTAGCTCAGTGAGTCCCTGCAGTCCACCACGCGCGATCCCCGCCAGGATGTTCGACGTGCGCAAGTCCTGATCCTCCTCCAGTGGCTGAGGCTCCCCACGCTCTAGCGCTTCCCGCGCGGCCTCGAAGTCAGGTGACGCCACGTCGCGCGCCTGGATTGTAGGTGCAGCCTCCGAGGTCTGCCCAAGCGCATCGAGGACAGACTGAAGCGCGCCGAGGTCAGGCCCGCCAGCAATTGCCGGAGGTGCAGTGGGAGCTGCCGCGGGAGCCACCCCAGGCACAGAGACTTCTGTTGCCGGTGCCCCGATCGGCTCGGATAAGAAATCATAGATACTGGGGAGCCCAAGAGTCCCCACATCAATAAGCGCATTTGCTGCTCCGCGCAACATATGCTCACCACGCGGGGCGCCAGGCTCAGGGGGACCAAACCGCGGTGTCGGCGAGGTCAGAAAATCCCCAATCGCATCGAAGGTGTCGCTAAGAAAACTTCCAGGATTAACATTGTAGCCCGGGTACAAATCCGCTGGCCCTGGCGCTGGGAAACTTGGAGTCGCCGCGGACAGGTCAGGCCCCAGAGCCGGGTGGAATGCAGCGGCTGGAGAGGCTGCAGAAGCTACAGGAGGCGCAGAACCAAAGGTGGGCAGACTCACATCGGGCGCGCCGGCAGGAACAAAACCCCTGGTTGCGCCAGTGGGCTGCACAGCTGGCACCGGGAGCCCTGTTGTCTGCGGGAACGGGTTGATGCTCCCTTGCAGGAGCAGAGCTTGCAGGATGTCCGGCGTGATCGAACCTTTGAGTTCTGCCATCTGCTTATCCTATATATCCGCGTAGCCCGGAGGACCTCGACGACCTAGCCTTGCTGCTGTGACTGGAGGTGCAGCGTAAGGCATTCCACCACCACCTCCGAAGAGGTTTGTGAGCGCCCCAGGGAAAGCCCCGCCGCCACCGAACAGACTCGCGGCCATCCCGGCGCCTCCAAGGAGCCCCGTGGCAATCTGCGAGCCAATTCCTGGAGTCCCACCAGAAACAGTTCGAGTATCGCTGGTCGTCCCCGAGGACCCCGCAGGGATAGTGCTGAGGATATTGGCCTCAGAGATCAGTGGCCTGAACGCGGCGCCTTCTGCCTCAGCCCGCTGCGCCAGAGCCTCTTGGATTGGCAACGCGTCCAGGGCACGTTGTCCGGCACCGGCGCCTCCGATAAGCTGCGCCGCAGGCAGCCCTGCCGTCGCGCCAGCAGTCAGCATCGCGAGCGCCTCGTCCCGCAACATGCTCTCCCTGGCGAAATTCTCTCCAACCATCCGCGCGGAGATATCACCAGTGGTTGTGCCGACATCCCGCCCTGCCTGCCGGATAGTCTCAGGCAACCGGATATTGTCTCCGGCGCCAAACAGTTGAGCCCTGGATGCAAGCTCTGGCAGGATGAGCTCGCTGAACTGTCGCTCTACTGGACGGATTGCCGCAGCGATGTTCTGCGCCAGCGCCGGGTTGCTCGCCGGGTCCAGGGTGTCCCCTCGCAGGCGCGCCAGGGCAAGCTCTCCGGCAGAGGCCCCGCCCTCAGCAAGCAACGGCAGAGCCTGGCGCCCAATGCCCTCCGCGAGCCCCAGAGCCTCAGTCTCCCGTGGGTCTGCCTGAGCCACGAACGGCCCGGCAAAGGGTGTGCTCGGCGCCCCAAGACTTGCAGCCCTCGCGCGCGGCGCAAGGCCAGTCTCTGGATCAAAGAAGAAAGGCCGGATGTCAGAGGAAACCGTGTTGTCCGACTTCCCTACCGTCTTGGTCACTTCATCGCTCTTGCCAAAACCCATCACAGACTCCTAGGCATCATGCAGTTTCTTCACCAACGTCACCCGAGACTTAGCATATTGCGGCAGCAGCTTGATCCAGCCCTCACGACCTTCAACCTCAACCTCAGTGCAATTCTGAGCCTTTGCCCAGTCTTCGATCCCGCTGATCTTGTCCATCCAACGCCTGATACCAGTACCACAAACCCCAGTGATAGTACAGACTTTCTTCAGCGGAAATGTTGTAACATACGTGAAGCATATACCCAGTATCTGCGGCCCTTCTGAGATACACCAGAGCTGCAGCTTTCCATGGAAGAGGTCTCCCTGGAGGTCCCCCGGGCGGTACTTGGCCTCTAGCATCCGCTCAAAGCCGTCCATATGCCACAGCCTTGGCAGTGCAGCCGCGGCGGCTTCGCTGGGTATGAGAGATAGGTCTATCACATCGTTGCCGTTGCTACGTTGCCGTACACAATTACTGATAAAAACTCTGGGTTCTGTGCATGATTTGCTGCATCTGAAACACTGATCCGAAATACATCAGATGCAGTATCTTGAATACCTATATTATGAGGATTGCCACCCGACGAGTCTACTATAGCACTTATAGGATACCAACCATGAGTAGCTGTCGTTGTCACTGTAGCCATGTCCACAGATAAAAAGATATCAAATACACCTGTAGAAATTCGTTCCATGTTCCCCACATTATGCCCAAATATGGGGGCTACTTGTGTTGCAGTTGCAACTGGACGATGAAATGAACCAACAGCAACTGGCATCAGCGGATGGTGCAGCAGCAAATCAGCTGGAATAGCCTTGGTGCCATTGGTGCCAGCTTGGACCTCGGTCGCGGTAGAGAGCTGGATACCCCCAATCGCATCATGGCGGGTCTCCCACAAGGTCCCCCAAGCCGTGGTATAGTCCCCATTAGCCGTCGCTGTGGCTGTGACGGTTTGCAGGATGTACTCTGACGCGGAGCCCACAGCCAGTCGCGTGGCCGCTTTGTCCAGCCCGGCAATCACGATGTCGCCCTGGGTTGTCACGACCTGCCGCGAGTCCGCCGAGATATGCCATTCGGAGGCGCCTGAGATGATGGTGATTGCAGCGTACTGGGCACTCAATACTATCGTGGTAGCCCCGTCGATTGTCTCCGAGCCGTTTCCATCCACAGTGACGGTGTTGGTGCTGGAGTCGATCTTCTTGATTGTTGTCTCCAGCCCGGCGCCCGCAGAGGCCAAGGTTGGCAGCGTGACCGTGCGGTTCGCGCCCGAGGCATCCACCGTCACCAGCAACTGGTGTTCTGCCAGGGTGATGGTGTAGTCTGCAGTCTTGGCTAGGACAAGGCTGTCCCCTAGCGAGCCCCGGATGATCCAGCCGTCGTCGGAGGAGTTCCGCTGCTTGAGCACGTTGTTGGTGGTGTCTGCCCAGAGCATATAGGCAACCGTAGTGCTCGGCGCGGAGGCGCCTGACTGCAGCGACGTGATAGCCNCCAGGGCGTTGTTCACGTCCGTCCTGAAGTTCGGGAACGTCTGGTTGGCAATATTGAAATCGTGCTGGCTCATCCTCGTAGCTCCGTCACCAGTAGCGTCGCCCGGGACAACTCAGCCGGGCCTGTGAGGTTAACCTTGTAGATCACGTCTTGGTCCAGCGGCTCTTCCAGGGCCATCATGGAGATGGAGCCGCTCCCCAGAGAGACCTCATCGTAAACACTTGTGGTGCCACGCACCATCTGCCCAGTGACTTCTGCGTCAGCCTGCGCCATGAACAGCACAACAGTCAACGCCCTTGGCTGCTTCGGCACCGAGACAGTCAGGACCTCAGCCGCGCTGTCTCCCAGGGTCTGCGCATCCATCGCAACCGCGCGCCACGCAGGACAGGCAGAGTATCGCGCTAGGTCTGTCAGGTAATCCGACAGGGCTCCACGGAGGTCTGTCAAGAACCCCTTGACGTCAGCCCTGGGAAGCGGCAGTTGCGGAACCCGAAATACCATCAGAAATCATCCCCTCCAGCGACACCCAGGACCTCGAACCCACCCAGACGAAAGGCATCATCAGTGGCTGTGCATGTCAACTTCACGGTCAAGAATGCTGTCTCCCTCTGGGAGTTGGTGAACTCAAACCCATCCGCAAGCGCCGCAGCGGTGTCCCAATCAATCGAGTCGTCTATGTCCTCCTGGTAACCCAGGGTAATGTTGCAGCCTGCCCCTGCTAGGTCCCTGATCCGCGTTCTGACCACATCCACGAACTTGTGAACATCAGGGTCCCCGAGGTCCAGCGGCTTGGTCTGGACACTTTTCGCTAGCGCAGACCCGGCAGCGTTGTCCGTGCGCCCTTGTGCAAAGAGCCCACCAGTGGCTGTACCCCCAGTGGGGTAGTCTAGCACAGAGCGCTCTGTCGCCGCGCTCCGGCCGTAGTCCCCGATTGTCCAGCTGTTGTTGAGATATCCATAGGCCAGGCTTTCGCTATTGTCTGTATCGGACCCCTTGGGGTAATACCAGACAATGCGGCTTTGCGCCTCATCGTGCCAGCCCCAAATCTTGGTCTGTTGCGCTGTGTTGAGGTTGTCGGTGATGTAGGAACGGAGCGCAGGGTCGCTTATGTAGTCAAAAGCCTCACTCCCATCACTCGCCCAGATACCCAGAGGTCCCCAGCCATAGTGCCGCCCGTTGGCCTCCACTACCGAGTGTTTCGACAGCGCGCCAATCCCTGTAGCCGCGCGCTTGTGCCCGAACATGAACGGCGCCTGGACAAAACTCAACCTGAACGAGGCATTCGCTCCGTACATCATGATAGCATCGCCAAGCATCACCGCCGCGACCATGGCCCCCGGGAGCTCGCGCACAATCGCCTGTCCTGCTGTTGGATACTGCACAGGGTCCCAGTTCTCTGGCTGACCCGCAGCGCACCAGGAGTACCCGCGGTCGGAGTCCGAGGTGTTAAACAGTAGGAGGAACTGACCCAGGCGCAGCACGATCTCAGCGGTGTCCACCAGCACCCCCGCGAGGGCAGCAAAGGCAGTGGTCTCGTCCTCCTTGTAGACCTGCACAGCATCAATCCCGTTGGCGGCGAAGGTCCAGTCCCCCCAGGACTCCATGCTCCAGAGTGTAGCCGGCGTGGTTTCCAATTGGTCAGTGAAGCCCTGGTAGGGGCCGCCCAGGCTAGCTACGGCTCCGCCTGTGGTTCGCTGGAGACTTGTCGCCGTGCCGATGTAAACCGCAAGGCCGCCGGTGGACAGGCGCTGTTGTAGTAGGCCGTTGATGGGAACAGCAAGAGAATTAGAATAGGTAGTCCCTGGACCACCATCATCGAAGTCCCCAGGTGCATCATCGAAATCTCCCGTTGCGTCGTCGAACAACAGAGGGAACCCGTCCGGGGTGTTCCAGCCTTTGTCGGTTAGCACCGCTCCGTCATGGAACACAACATTGGAGCCAGTTTTCCACAGCGGTACACTGAACTCATGCACAGAGGGAAACACCCCGGAGTCCAGGGGAATTTGCACAGTGTCCTGGATCGACGCGCGCTTGGGATATGCAGCGAGCCGGTCAGCCATCAGAGGGGTACCGCATCTGGAGGTTGCCTCCGCCGAACTCAAGCGAGGTCTCAGCGATGTCCATGGTGTCGTAGATTTCCTGGCGAATAGCCTGCCAGCGCTTCATTCCCTCAGTATCCCGAAGGCGCGCGGAAATATTATACATGACCTGGGCCTCCACGAGGTCATCCCCGTTGGTGAACCACCAGCTGGTCGCGGTCCCGGTCCCGGTGCCGAAGTTGGAGAACTCGAAGAACCCGGCCTCGGCAACTTCTGTGCTGGCTGTTTGGGCATTCAAGACCAGGTCCACGTCCCGATCCAGCCAGAACGCGGTAGGGACCCCGGTAGTCGCGGTGCTGTAGGTGGTAGTCCGCGCGGACAGGTCCTGAGGCTTGATCTGATCCAGGTAGATGAATTCACTATTGGAGTCCACAATCCGCAGGAAGTCCACCCGCTTGACCAGCTTATCCGTAGCGCTGAGGATATCCGCGAGCACCAACCGCCGGGTCGCAGTGGTCATCGAGATCGAGCTCGCGAAGAAAAACATGTTGTGGAAGTTGTTGTTCCGCTCCAGCTGGCGCACAGCTTGCTTGATCCGGATGAGCAATACATCATCCAGCGCTGTACCCCGGCCCAGGGTGGCCGAGATATTGGTCAGGACCTCGCCAAGGTCAGCCGCCATCCTCCGCTTCCTTCTCGCCCTCGGTTATAGTCTGGGCTTCCTTCTCGATCGAGTCCTCGATAAACTCAATCCCAGCAGTTGTGGCTTGGG